ATTGATGCAGTCAAGACAGACGAAGAGGCTTCTACAAAAGAGGCCCCAGCGCCTAAGCCGGTTGCCCCTGCTCCCTTCGTTGCCGGTGGTCGGATGATTTCCCACACAGAGTGGGAGCGGCTTCCTCGACACAAGCGAGAACTCTTCACCTGGGTTGGGAACGGCGTTTATAAGGAGCGGTAATGGATGGGGCAAAGGCTTGCACAACGTGTAAGAAGACCCTTCCAAGGGAATCGTTCCACAAAGATGCAAAGGCAAGAGATGGTAGGCGCTCTAGGTGCGCTGCGTGCGTAGCTGTTCTTACGGCTGAGAACTCAAAGAAGCCGCCAGTCATTGATCCAGGGGTAACGCACAAGAACTGCTCTCGATGTGAAAGGCTTGGTAGGCCTAATAGTCATTTGTTAAAAGACTTCGGAGTTGCCCGTCGAAGGAAAGATGGAAAAAACTCTTGGTGCAAGCGATGCTGTTCTGAGGCTACATCTGAATGGCAGAGAACAGAATCAGGTCGGCAGAAGCACATTGAGTCAGTCAAGCGCTACAACGAGAAGCGTCGTCGTCGGGGCACCACCCACTCTGGCTCAGTTTGAGAGCGATGAAGAGAGGTATGAGTGGGAGGTCGAAAGACGGTACGACTCTATGGACACGCTGGATAGGTGGATTGCTTCTGACGGGGTGTACACCATCGGGCCACCGATACCCCCTGGAGCGACCGTCTTCTTCGATGAAAAGGCAACCCCAGCCTTTAAGAAGGCGACCCTTGCTGGGTATCTCGCGTGTCGCCCTGCTGCTGTTGAGCTTTGTGTATCAAGAAAAACGATTCGCCTTTTGGTGGACAGGATTCAAGAGCTAAAGGTTGCCTACGTTGTTTACCCTGGAAAGGTTCGCAATAGCAGGTACCACTGCCGCGTCATCCATAAGAACAGCCTTCGTCTTATAAAGAAGAACGTAAGGCTCTGGACAAAGAAAGCGACAAAGGGTGGCAAAAAAACAAACGCAAAAAACATTCGCAGAAGTAGCGGAGCTTGAACTCACCTCAGGTGAGTACGAAGACTTCTCTTCGTTCTCTGAGAACCACCTTTTTATTCAGACCAAAAAGGGAGAACTTCTCCCCTTTAAGCTGAACAAGAGCCAGCGCCTTCGTCAAAAGATGCTGGACGAAATGGATGAGGCCGGTCTACCCATTAGAGTGTGGGAAGCAAAAGCAAGGCAGGCTGGTTGCAGCACTCACATCCAGGGGTGGATGTTTCATAGATGCGTTACCAGAAGGGATGAGGTTGCTCTCATTGCCGCGCATGCAGACCACTCGGTTCACAGCATCTTTACAAAAGCGAAGATGTTTTATGACAACCTTCCGGTACGCCTTCAGCCGCTGACCAAGTACAACAATAGGGCAGAGCTAGACTTTCGAGCGCCTACTGGTCCAAGCGGTCTGCGAAGCAGGTTGACTGTGATGACGGCAAAGAGTGCTGAAGACGCTCGCGGAACAACTGCTCGCTTGGCGCACTTCTCGGAGGTGGCTTTCTACAAGCAGCCAGAGCGGTACTTCCTGGCAACCCTTCAGTCTATGCCAGACACTCCAGGGACATTTGCTTATGCAGAGTCTACTTGTAATGGCTCTGGCGACTTCCATCACACAATGTATTTGAGCGCAAAGGTGTGGCAGGACGAGCCATACCCGTGGATGCCTTTAAAGCAAAAGTACCCAGGCGATGCTGACTCAGCTTGGTATGCCTATTTCACTCCCTGGTTCCTTGTTGAAGAGTACTCAAGGCCGCTTAGCTGCCCAGAAGATGAGTTCTTAAGGTCTTTAGACGGTGACGAGAGAGAGCTTTTAGACAAGTTTGGCGAGTGGATAACGCTAAACAACCTGTCGTGGAGAAGGGCAACCATCTCTACGAAGTGTGGTGGCTCGATAGAAAGGTTTCATCAGGAGTATCCAAGCACAGACCAAGAGGCTTTTAGTGCGTCTGGCTCACCTGTCTTTGACCTAAACTCCGTTAGGAAGCAGCAAGAGGTTCATGGATGCTGGTGCGAGCTTTGTCTTCCATACGCTGGGGCAAGAAAGCCAGAAGCGAATACCTGCCCTCCGCACAAGTGGAGAGAGATTGTTGACGTAAGCGACTATCCAGGCGGCAGGGAGCGCATGTACTCCACGTACAAGCCAGAGCTTGAGCCAGCGCTTGAGGGTGTTGGAAGGATGTCTGTCTGGGAAGAGCCTAAGCCTGGGGTAAAGTATGTGGTTGGAGCGGATGTAAGCAAGGGGTCAAGCAGCAAGGACTGGGACCATATTTATATATGTGACCTGTCTACCCTTTATCAGGTGGCCGAATGGAGGGGGAAGGTGGAGCTAGACGAGCTAGCGCCTCTTTGCCTCTTGATTGCCATCTACTACAACAACGCCATCCTAGCTCCAGAGGTAACGGGTCTTGGTGCAGGGCTAATCGCTCTCCTTGAAAGATCTAGGTACTTCAACCTGTACCGCCGTGTTGTTACCGACTCGCTTGGCGGGCCGACTGTCATGCTGGGGTGGGACACCACAAGGAAGACCAAGCCTGCAATGGTTGGCTTGATGCAAAGAGCCCTTAAAGAGGGCTATGTAAAGATTAGGTCAAGACAGGTCTTAGACGAGATGGAGGCCTACACGAAGACGGTGCTCTATAGCAAAGACGGCCTAGACTCTCTCCACGCAAAAATGGGTGCCCCTCCAGGGAAGCACGATGACGCATGCGTGGCTGCCATGATTGCCACCGCTGTCTCGCACTACACCCCAGGCGGCATGACCAAAATCAATGCAACTGAAGTAGATACAAGCAGAGCGATGGACCACAGGAAGTGGACTTACGATGACTGGGACGAGTTTGAGAAACAGTCCCTTAAGAAGCAGAAGCTCCTGTCTCGTATTCGACGCCGCTAAGTCCGTACAAGCCCCAGCCTGTTTTAATTATTCTGCCTGGGTCTTTGTAGATAACATCGTTGACGGCGCTGTTGCCCAAGCCGCTTTCGCTAATAATGTCTTTCAGCCGCATCTGGCCGTTCTTGTCTAGTAGCTTCTCGATAGCGCTTCTAGCCCGGTCTCGCTGTGTTTCGTTGACTACTTCCTTTTTCTTTCCGTAGTCGCGGCTGCTCCCATCGTCAGCAAAAGATGAGCCAGCAGCTTTTAGCAGCCTGTCTCTCTCTTCCTTTCCGTAGTAGCTCTTTCCCTTAAGACCAGGGCTTGCGTATTTCCCAAACTCTCCCTGAGGGGTGATGTTTGCAGGGGCGCTCTTCCACGCCCGCTTTGCTCCAAGCCGCCCGCAATGCCCACAGCGAACATCTCTAAAACCGTCTCTGCTGCTTCGTTCATATATCGCAGGCTTTATGTGCCAATCGAATACACGACCGCAAAGGTCATGCAGGCACCTCATGTCATAAATACGCATCTACTCTCCTATGTAGAAAATCTTTGGGTCACTGCCTCGGCGCTTTGCGGGGCCACTTCCCTTGGTCCGGTGCCAGCCAACTGCTCTCCTTGAGCCCCAGCACCAACATCTTGAACACCCTCTTCTGGAGCGGGTGCCTGGGCAGGCGCTGCTGCTGTAGCTGCTGCACCCTGAAGTTGAGAAAGAGGGCCGACCAGGGCTCTCTTGTCTTGTCGCCAGACTCTGAAGGCTTGGTCCATAAAGCTCTGTATTGCAGTGGGAGGCATGATTCCGTTTTGAACCATTGGAGCCATTGTCCCAACAACTCCTTGAATGGTTTGCAGTAGCCCCATAAAAGCCCGCTGCTCTTCAGCGGGGTCTGTGGGGATGGTAGACCCAGCCTGGATGTCTACATCGAAGTAACCCTGAATGTCTGACGAGGTGAATGATACAAACTCATCCTCCCCGTTGTCACCATCAATTCGAAGATACCTGACTTCGTCCCAGTACTGTCGGATGATTGCGAGCATCTTTCTGGCAATACCAGAAACGAATGCCTCTGTGGCCTCAAGCCGCATTCCAACTCTGCCTCTGGTTGCCGCAGACGCGATTGCTACCTCTGTGGCGGTTGTTCCCTTTCGGCTTGCTCCTCCTCGCTGGAAGGAATCGATGCCAGAGATTTCATACATAAGCTTTGCTAGCCCCTGTAGAACCATTGGTGTCGTGCTTGGGGGAGGGGCTTCTGGAAGAAGCATGATTGCGTCTTGGATTCTGGCTACATTTGCCGGTAGCTCTGCCACGTCCATGTCTTCGTCAGACTCAAGCAGCGCAGCAAGCTGCCCGCTTTCTAGCGCCCCTGGGGCTGCAACAAACTTGCGACGAGACGAGAGCCGGTGATGGCGAAGGATGTAATCCCACTCTTCGTTTAGCCTGTCAGAGATTCCCTTGATTGCTGAAAGGTCTGAAACGCGAGTGCTGTAGAACTCGTTGGGCACACTTACGAACTTAATCTGCTCGTATGGGTACCCCTTCATTTCAATCGGGTCTTCGATGTGTCGAACAATCGAGTCCTTTGCCTCGCTTGTTCCAGAGTTTTTTATAATCCACATGACGCTTCTTCGAAGCCCGTTTTCTGTGTCTGCCCAATACCTAAGCTCGTAAAGGGTTACGTACTCTGGTGGGGTCTCTGGAGTTCCCAGGTTGTTCTGTGGGGTTTCTCCACTGAGGGATGCAGGCACAGAAGACCGAAGCCAAGCATCTGCTTCTATTCCGTCTGGAAGGGAGAACCGGTTGTCGCTTTTTAGGTCGTCAAGGCGAACAACCATTCTTTCGCACACCCACGGGCAGTGCTTTATGTCTGTGTACCCAGGAGGCACAAGCAGGTCCCACGGGGCAACTCTCGTTACGGTGGGGTTGTCGTTTGGCCCTTCCTCAAAGGCAATCATGTCTTCGCTCATAAGAGAGCGAATCCTTCGTTGTTGCTCTGGGGTTAGCCCGGTTGCCTCGTCCTCTTCAATTTTTTCGGGACCAATGTCGTAGTCCTCTTCTGTGTAGAAGGAATCGCTGGCGTCGTATCCAACTTTCGCAAACCCAACACCGAACAAAAGGGTGTCTAAGACAATGGCTCTTACTGTCTTACTCCCTTGGATTTCTTTCCAAGCGTAATTAAGAGCGGTTTCTGCAAGGCGAGCAGCTTCTTTGTCTCCAGGCCTGCGTGGTTTTACGTAAATATGTGGGTTTGCGGAAATAACCCCAGGAAGAATTGTGTTCGCATTTGAGAGAAGGAAGTTGAACTTAACCCCGTCGTAGTCGTTGAAATCAAGACCACCCATCCCTCCAACATCCATGCCGTCTTCATCTTCTGAAGAGTAGGAGCGTTGGATAGCGCTCCACAGGGG